TAATTTTGGAGCTTTAGAAATGAATAGCTCCGTATATGGTTCTCAAGAATATGATGGGGGGATATATTCTTTTAAAATTTACAACCGTGCCCTCTCAGCCCAAGAAGTCAAACAAAACTACAACGCTTTAAAAGGTAGATTTATATAAAATAAATTTGGATTACAATTTTTCTTTATTATCTTACATCTTCACAAAAACTATTAATATTTATAATAAACAAAAACAATTAAAATGGAAAAACAAGTTTTATCAAAAGAAGAAATAGAAACATTATCTTCGTTACAACAAGAACAAAACGATTTAGTATATCAATTAGGACAAGTTGAATACCAACTTGGATTTTTTGATAGACAAAAAACACTAGTAAAAACCGAATTAGAGGCTTTTGAAAAAAGACAACAAGAACAAGCACAAAAACTAGAAGAAAAATACGGCCAAGGTACCGTAAATCTAGAAAGTGGTGAATTTGTTAAAGCTTAATTGCATTTTTAAAAGCTTTTGCAGTATTTATAAACAAAATTAATTCATAAAACATGGCAGAAGTATTAATATCCCCTGGCGTATTAGCAAGAGAAAATGACCAAACTTTTCTACAAGGACAACCTATACAAGCAGGAGCAGCTATAGTAGGACCTACAGTTAAAGGTCCTGTTGGTATCCCTACATTAGTTACCACTTATTCAGAATATCAAAATAAATTTGGAGCAGTAGTAGAAAGTGGAAGTGCAGAATTCACATATTTAACATCAATCTCAGCATATAATTATTTCCAACAAGGTGGAGATTCATTACTTGTAACTAGAGTAGTTAGTGGTTCTTTTACTAGTGCTAATAGTGATACAATTGCTAATGGAGATGCTGCAAACTCATTTACTTTAAAAACTTTATCTGAAGGAGTTATTATGAATAGCTCTGGTTCAGAAGGTACTAATAATACTTTAACAAACGGTACAGTAGAAAACGTTAGATGGGAAGTAGTACAACCTAATACTACAACAGGTACTTTTAGTTTATTAATTAGAAGAGGTAATGATAGATCTAATGATAAAACTGTTTTAGAAACTTGGGCTAATGTATCAATGGATCCAAATTCAAATGATTATATTGAAAAAGTAATAGGAAATTCAAAGCAAACAGTTACTGCAGATGGTACTGAATATTATGTTAAAAATGAAGGAACTTTTCTTAATAGAAGTAATTACGTATATGTAGATTCAGTATCTTCACCAACACTAAATTATTTTGATAATAATGGAACAGCTAAAACAGCATTTACATCATCAATTCCAATAGCAAGCTCAGGTTCATTTAATAGTGCTTTAGGTACAGTATTTAATGCAAGTAATAGCCCAGCATTATTTTATGAAAACATTTCAAATACTAATGTTCAAGGATTTGATTCTGATGCCTTAGGTGATACTACAACAAATGGAACATATGCTGTAGCATTTAATCTATTAGCTAATCAAGATGATTACCAATATAACCTAATCACAGCACCGGGTTTAATTAAAGGAAACGCAACCGCAACGGGTGAATTAACTACAATGGTTAATAATTCTCAAACAAGAGGAGATAATTTATCTATAGTAGATTTAGTAAATTGGAATACTGGAATTTCAACAGTAACAGCAGGAGCAGCAGCAATTGATTCTTCATATGCAGCTACATACTGGCCATGGGTTCAAACAATTGATCCAGATACTAATAAAACAGTATGGGTACCAGCTTCAACAATGATACCAGGAGTATATGCTTTTAACGATAGAGCAGGAGAGCCTTGGTTTGCCCCAGCAGGTTTAAACAGAGGAGGAATGGATACTGTAGTTAGAGCTGAAAGAAAATTAACAAATGGTAACAGAAATACTTTATACACTGATAATATAAACCCAATTGCTACATTTCCAAATGCAGGAGTAGTAGTATTTGGCCAAAAAACATTACAGAAAAAAGCAAGTGCTTTAGATAGAGTAAATGTTAGAAGATTATTAATTGAACTTAAGAGTTTTATTTCACAAATCGCAGATAACTTAGTATTTGAACAAAATACAGCTGCTACAAGAAATAATTTCTTAACACAAGTTAACCCTTACCTATCAAGTGTACAACAAAGACAAGGTTTATTTGCTTTTAAAGTAGTAATGGATGATAGCAACAACACACCAGATGTTATTGATAGAAACCAGATGGTAGGTCAGATTTTTATCCAACCAACTAGAACAGCTGAATTTATTTACTTAGATTTCAACATTTTACCAACTGGAGCTACTTTCCCATCATAAAAACCAAAGAATTAGATATTTATAATTGAAAATAAACAATAAAAAATGGCAGTATTAGATCCCAATGAAATATTTTTCACCGCGTTTGAACCCAAACAAGCTAACCGATTCGTCCTTTACATGGAAGGAATACCAAGCTTTATTATTAAAGGAGTAAGCGCTGTTTCATTAACACAAGGTGAAGTAGTATTAAATCACATTAATGTCCTTAGAAAAGTTAAGGGTAAATCAGTATGGAATGATGTTACAATGACATTATTTGATCCTATCACACCTTCAGGTGCTCAGGCCGTAATGGAATGGGTAAGATTAGGACATGAATCAGTTACTGGTAGAGATGGGTACTCTGATTTCTATAAAAAAGATTTAAAAATACAAGTTTTAGGACCCGTAGGTGATATTGTTTCACAATGGATTTTAAAAGGAGCATTTATTAAAGAATCTACTTTTGGAGATTACAATTGGGATACTGAAAATGAAGCAAAACAAATTGAATGTACTCTAGGAATAGATTACGCTATATTGAATTTCTAATACAAAATAAATATTTTATTAAAGGGAGTTTGGCTATGTCAAACTCCTTTTTTATATTGGTATTTATAATAAATTAAAAAAGTTATTAACAAATAAAAGATATGTCAGAATTTAAATTCCCCTCGGAAACAATAGATTTACCCTCAAAAGGATTAGTATATCCTGAAGAGCACCCTTTATCAAGTGGAAAAATAGAAATAAAATATATGACCGCTAAGGAAGAAGATATTTTAACAAACCAAGCCTATATAGAAAAAGGTACAGTTTTAGATAAACTAGTAGAATCTTTAGTAGTAAACAAAGATATTAACCAAAAAGACCTTATTATAGGAGATAAAAATGCAGTTTTAGTTGCAGCTCGAATTTTAGGATATGGTAAAAATTACACTTTTACTTTAGGGGGAAAAGAACATACAGTAGATTTAACTGAAGTAGAAAATAGAAATATAGATGAATCAGAGTTTGTTAAAGGAGAAAACAAATTTAAATTTAAATTACCTAGTAGTGGTAACGATATTACTTATAAAATTTTAAATGGTCATGATGATACTAAAATAGACCAGGAATTAAGAGGCCTTAAAAAAATTAACAAAGATGCTTCTCCGGAATTATCAACTAGATTAAAGTATATTATTACATCGGTTAACGAAGAAACAGAAAATAAAAAAATTAGGGAGTTTGTTGATAATTATTTATTAGCTATGGACTCTAGAGCACTAAGAGAACATATAAAAAATAACCAACCTGATGTAGATTTAACTTTTGATTTAGGTGGTGAAGAGGAGGTCACAGTCCCAATAGGGATAACGTTTTTTTGGCCTGACGCTTGATATAGCCCCTAAAGTTAGATTAAATTTATTTAAACAAATCCATGAAATAGTATTCCATGGTAAAGGTGGATATAATTGGCATGACATTTATAATATGCCTATCTGGTTAAGAAAATTTACTTTTAAAGAATTATCAGACTTTTTTGAAGCCGAAAGAAAAGCTCATGAAAAGGCTTCTGGTAGGCAAAATACTACTGTAGTAGATTCTTCGGGTAAAGTTAACCCTAAAAATATTCCGGCAAATACCCAACCACAACCAAGAAAAACTTCATACAAATAGTTTTTTTTAATATTTATAATAAAATACTTTAATGGGTCTTAAAGAAGATAAAGAACAAATAAAAGCTATAAATGACCAGATAAAAGAATTATCTAGGCAGTTAAGGCAAACCCCAACCTTCTTTAAAGCTGGTGACTTTGAACAAGCTAAAACTTATCTAACAGGTCTTCAAAACCAATTAAAAGAAGTAGATAGTGATTTAAATTTTATAGCAGAATCATTTAAGCGAAGTGTTGATGAACTTTCTAAACAAAACATAGCTTTAAACCAAGGAAAAAGTTCATTAAGGGCTATTTCAAATATTTCTTCCCAATTATTAAATATTAAATATGGAGAAATTGCTGCAGATTCCCAATCATTAGAAAAACTCCAACAAAAAGCAAAGTTAAAATTTGATGAACTTAACCAAGCAATTCTTTTATTAGAAACCCAATCTGATATAACTGACGCCCAAAAAGCACAACTCGCAGAATTAAAAAACTCAGCAAATAAACAATCTGATTTTTTAAGGGGACAAAAAGAAATTTTAGATCTCCAAAGAAAAATTGAAGGAACTAAAGGAGTAAAATTGTTTGATGGGTTGGGAGATATAGCAAAAGCTATCCCAGGTTTAAATAAATTTACAGGGGCTTTCCAAGAAGCTGCGGAAGCATCAAAAGACCAAGCTAGACAAATTGCATTAAATGCTGAAGCTGTAGAAAAACAAAACAAAGCAGCAGAAAAACAAAGAGAAGCTGATTTACAAGCCTTAAAATCCGGAAAAGAATTAAACCAACAACAATTAGAAAGATTATTTACTAAAGAACAAATATCAAAAGCAGGTTTAGATGAGGAATCTAAAAAACAAAGA